CCTCCATGCTGCCTGCCAGTCCAGCATCACGCTGCCCTTGGCCATGTGGAAGTCGGTGAACTTTTGCAACTCAGTGGCCATGTCAAGCCCTCGCTCTTGGGCAAATTGCATCCCGGCAGGGCTGGGGGAAAAGTCGAGTGGGAGCTGCTTGCGGCGCTTGGCCGCCAACAAAGAACCGCTAGGTTCTTCTTTTGGTGTTGGTGTTGGTGTTGGTAGCTCACCATCCGTTGAGCGGACGTTGACCGACTGTTGAGCGGACGTTGAGCGTTCGCCGTCTGGTTGAAAAGCCTTCGCTCGACGGGCGTTGACCGATGCGGCGGCGGATGCTCGGGCCTTCGCTTGCTTGTCCTGCATGCGAAGGATCTCTTCGTCGCAGCGCGCATGGATCCAGCCGGCGTCGGTCAGCTCGAAGAACTCTTCCAGTACGGCCTTGACCTCCGGCATGGATTTGCGCAGTCGAATCAGGCGGGCCACCTCACCGGGATCCGATGGCAGCGCCCCCTCTCTCAGGTAATACGCATCGAGCATCCGCCGGTAGGCCAAATCCTCCATCGGCTCCAGGTGAGCGGTATGGGCGGCGTAGTCGCCCACATGGAATGGGTAGTAGTTAATAGGCCGCCTCCGTCATATTGAGAAAGCCGGATGCAGGCTTGAGCCATCATCGTTTGCCCAGTCGGCCATTGCCAACATGCAAAGAAGTTCACTGCCAGATGCTGGGAATGCGTCCCAAACCATCGTCATCAATTTGATGCTCATGATGTTCCTGCCAAAGTTCCAAAAAAGAGAAACGGCAGGCGGTGGAACTATCCGCTTTTCGCCCCGTCGGGCTATCCGTGTCTGGTTGCTATTTTAAGCTGAAAACAGGTCTGATTGCTCTTTTTTTGCATCTTCAATGTTTATGCATGCAAGCTCAAAATATTGCGGTTTTAATTCTGTTCCGATAAATTTTCTTCCCATTTTTATAGAACAATATCCCTCTGATCCTATGCCCGTAAATGGGCTAAAAACCAAATCACCTGGATTTGTCCAAAGGTGGATGCATCGCTCAATAACGTCTAGCTGAAGAGGACACATATGCTTGATATCGTTTTCATCACGCGCTGGCATTTTATTCAGCGTACGTCCTTGATTTATGTCATCCCATATTGGGCTTGCATACTTTTGCCACATCATCACAGGCAGATCATCGCCATGCGTTACTCTCACTTCTGCATCGCCAGGCTTGCGCATCGTCACCACATAATCGGGCAGGCCCATTCGGCTCATGGTGCTGTTTTCTCGAATTGTTTTGTGTAGCAATCCGAGTGCCTTGGTGCGTTGCATGGCCACAACCGGATCTTTCCAGATGCAAACCTCAGAGTGATAGATGAACCCAGCATCCTGGAATGCGCGGATCAGTGTGCCTCGGAAGTCGCGCAGGCCAATGAATCCTTGGCGCATCTTGGTGGTGGGAAGGTTCATGCAATGAAACGACACGTTGCGGCCTGGCTTTATGACTCTGAAAAGCTCTGCAATCAAAAACTTCAGCTGCGCTGCGAACTCCTCATCATCTTTGCAATTGCCCATATCATGGTCACTGTTCGAGTACACAAACAAATCTGCAAATGGTGGTGAAAAAACAGAGTAGTCAATGCTGTTATCCGCCATTCGCCGAGACCATTTCACGCAGTCGCCCAAGTGCACAGTGAATCCATCGCCTTGATGGGTATCCTCTTTGTACTCGTCAACAACGTTTTTTTGTCCTGACAGTTCTTGGTTCATGATGTCTTTCATGTGATCAATCATTTGCGCGCTCATTTCATGGTGCGCTACTTCTTTGCGTTTCAGGTTTGCCAGAATCTGGCCTTCGTTTTCTGCCGTGAACAGATGCACATGCACGCTGCGCTTTTGCCCAAATCGGTAGCAACGGCGTACTGCTTGATAGAACTTTTCAAACGAGTCATCAAGCCCGACAAAAGCCATTCTGGCGCAGTGTTGCCAATTCATTCCGAATCCAGCGATCTTCGGCTTGGATATCAGAACGCGAACATCTCCATGTGCAAATCCAATCAGGTTTTTTGTCTTTACATCAGGCTTATCAGACCCTTGCACGTTGACAGAATCAGGAATCAAAGACTGAAGCAACTCAGCCTCATCATTCAAGTGGCACCAAATCAACCATGGTTCTGAATCGTCAGCGTTAACCACGTCAGCAAGCGCCTTGCACCTTGCCTCTATGCTGTCTCGCTGCGCCTTTCGGCGCTCTGCAAGCCCCATCGCAGGCCGCGCAAACAAAGCATCTTGCGGATCTGGTGCATCAACCACATGCTCAAAGTATTCCAGCGGTGGAAGCTCATAGCGTGACCCATCAAAACCAATATCGGATGGGTTGCGCACAACGACTGACCACGTGCCCATCCACTCCCAAAACTTTGACGCACCCCATCCCTTCAGCCGCCATGTTCCGGTGTCTCCAGTGTCGTTGACAAAGTATGTAGCCAGCATCTCCGTTCGAGTCATAACGCCGAGGAATTCGCACTGATTGCCGAGCTCTTCAAAGTCGTTAGGGCTTGGCGTGGCAGTGCAACTCAATCGATATGGCACACCTTGAGATGAATCAATGATGCGCTTCCTGGTTTTCCCATCGTGTGCCTTGAGTATGGATGATTCATCGAGGACAAGTCCACTCAACTCAGTGAAGTCGATGGCATCCATGCGCTCATAGTTTGTGATCCACACGCCTGGCCCTGTCGGTGACCCGCCATGCGGTACTCTGTGCACTTCAATGCCAAACGTAGAGCCTTGCTCGATCGTCTGTTCAGAAACTGCCAATGGAGCCAGCACAAGAACAGTGCCATTTGTGTGCGTTGCCACCTCATCGGCCCATGAAAGCTGCATCAGCGTTTTGCCAAGCCCGGTATCTGCAAATATAGCTGCTCTGCCACGCCGAACAGCCCAAGACACAATAGCGTGTTGGAAGTCAAAAAGATGATCATTGAGATGTGATGGATCGTGTCCTGTCGCCACCTCTGATCGACGTTTTTCATCAATAAAAATATCGTAATCGTTCATTTTTCACCTCTTTGTTTTCGACGGAAGCAACTCATCCAGCGTCAAAGCACCGCAAGATTCGCGCACCATAGCCCTGGCAAGGTCAACACCTGGACGCTTACGGCCGCTTGCAATGTGCTTTGCGTATGCATGCGTTGTACCGCATCGCTTTGCAAAATCAGCAAGGAACCGTTTTCGCTCAAACCTGTTTTTTCCACCGGAAGCCCAGTAGTCCATTAATTTCATTCTTCTTCCTTGGTGTATACTGTGCCGGTCTCCTGCTGGATTTGCTCCGATCCAGATTCTCCCGGCCCTTGTGCCGGGTTTTTTTTGCTCTCATCGATCATGTCGGCAACTTTGATCAATGCTTCAATCATCTGCCTGGTTTGATTTTCATCAATTCCGTATGCAAACGACATAGGCCCGCAGCTTGTTGCAATAACACAAGAATTTAATTCTTTGTGAAAATAAACATTCAAGCCGGTTGAATTGCTTATGTTTTGTATTTCTGTTACTAATTCCATGATTCAACCTGAAGTAAAAGAAACCCAAAAACAAAGCGAAACCATGAAAACAACAAATATTATTGAAAGCGCCAGTATTGCGCCTTCGCTTTCCGTTTCAGGGCATTTTTTACCCTGGCAGCATCCCATCGGGTAACCGTTTTTTTCGCAGCATGTTTTCATTTCATCAGACCTTTCCAGAAATTTTGTGATTTACCGGCCTTTGCACGGCGATACCTTGCAACCATTCCTTTGCTTATCCCAACATCATCAGCAATCGCCTTGCATGTTTTTTCACTGCTAATAATGTGATCCAACTGTTCATCAGTTATTTTTCTTCGTGAGTTGCTTATCTTCAATTTCCTGAGTTCGTTTTTTGCAGGTGTGTTGAGGATGCACGACCCAAGATAAGCCATGTGCTCCTCTTGATTACGATGCACCGAGTGAGCTGGGTTAACGCACAATTTATTCAGGCATTTTGATGACCAGTAGCCTTTTTCTGGTGTGTTTTTCTTGAGTAGGTAGCTAATCACCAGGCGGACCGGTTTCATAGCACCCCCATAAAACACCATGGGCACCCCGTTGCCGAGATAGCCTTGCCAGATATGGCAGCTGCCCTCCTCGATGATGCGGCTGGTGATAGCCGACATTTCAAATGGTTTTTTATGCCGTCCCATTACGATGACCACCAGGTGACAAGGAGGACGGCCAGGCCTGCGCCAATTGCGATGGCCAGGGTGTAATCTAGGATTGTGTCTTTCATGCCGCACTCTCCAGGTAAGACTCAAGGCGTGCGACACGCTCTTCGTATGCGTCTACGCGGGCTTCGTGCCAGGCCATGGCGGCCTTTGATGACTCAACGTCCGCATGGGCGTCAAGCAGATCAATGCGAGCCTCTGCAAGCTGCTTTTCAGCCACTTGTCGAGCGTTCGGTGTTTTAAATAGGTGGGTGAGTTTCATTGGTTACCTCTTAATGCAATACGCTGAAGCCGCGACCGGCCAAACAGTTTTTGATGACCTGGCGTTGGCTCGTTTCTCCACTGATCGCCCCGGCAGCTCCAGAGTTCAGAGCGCCGACCATCGCGCCTTCGTTGCGATACCCTTTTACCCCCATGGCGCTCATCACAAGAGCTCCAAAAATCGCCCCTGCAATAGCTCCAGCAGCAGCATTCCCAGCCGCACCGGAGAGCTTCTGCGCGTGTTGCTGGCATTCGGCCAGGTTTTGTTCGTAATCGGCGCCTGGGCGGTCTACGATAGGCCGGTAGTTCGCACCGGTGTTTGCACAGCCAGTGGCTGCAATTGCGATTGCAATGATGATGGTTAGTTTCTTCATTTCGGTCTCTTTCGGGGTGGATTTATTCGTCGTCTGCATCGGTGCATTGATTGCACCCTGGGTGGTCAGGATCTCGGCAATCCGGGTTCCTGATTAGCTCGCCCAAGTAAGCGCGCCGCATTTTTTCTTCAACACGGAGCGCGGTTAGCTCTGCTTCATGGTCTTCATCAAACTTCATTTTGTTTCCTGGTTTCCTGGTTGGTTTTTTGTGGTGCTTATGGCCCGAAGCCCGGTGGTTTATTAGGCCGCCAAGTAAGGATGCTTGGCAAACATCTCCATCTTGTGATGGACATAGGACAGCATTTGCTCTTTGGTGCAGTCATCCCAGATGTGTGATTGGTCACCGCTGGGGCAGAAATGAAAAGTGCGGAACTCTTGCCATGACTTTCCGAAGTTTTGGGCGGCGCGGTCAACATTGACCATTGCGTTGTGCATCTGTGCTGCGCTGAGGCTGTCGATGCGTGCGGCAATCATTTCAAGGGTTGATTGCACTTTTTTTGCTTGGTCGTTTGTCATTTTGTTTCCTGGTTTGTGTGTTGCGATGGGTGTATTCTAATACCAAAAAGGTAGCCTTTGAATATTTTTTAGTAGGTGTAAACCCTATATTTTTTCACTTGAACTTGGCATACAATGATCCTGTCGAGCGTGGCAGCAAGACAAACCACAAGGCCCATCTGGTCTTGGATCTCCAGCCCGAAAGGGCCATGCTGCCACGCGGAGATCCAAGAACCAGATGGGTTTTTTTTGTTTCAAAACTGGAGTGAATATGCAGATAACAATGGAAGAAGACACAGCAACAACCACCACCGCCGCCCTGGCCCCCACCGATCGGGCAGCTGTTGCGCTGGAAAGCAGCAAGACAGAGCAGCACCTTAAAACGCTGGCCGCCAAGCACGCTAGCATCACGGTAGTTAAAGACAAGGCGGGCCGTGAACAGGCGCATGGTGCATACATGGAAGTGATGCGCGCACGCACCGCAGTCGAGAAGGCAGCAAAAGATGCGCGAGAAGACGCAAACAAGTTTTCCAAGGCCGTGATTGCCGAGTCCGCCAGGCTGGTGGCCATCGTGGAGCCGGAAGAGCTGCGGCTGAAAGCTGCGCGGGATGCGTGGGACGAAGAGCAGGCCCGCATCAAAGCCGAAGCCGAGGCAAAAGAGCGCGCCCGCGTGCTGGCCATCACCGAGCGCATCGCGGCCATCAAGGCCTACGCCACCGAGCACCTGGCCAGCGTGCATGCCGACCGCCTGGCACAAGAGGCTGAGGTGGCCCGCATCAAGGCAGAGCAAGAATCCGAAGCCGCCCGCATCAAGGCAGAGCGCGAAGAGCTGGCCCGTCAGCGCGCCGAGGCGCAAGAGGCCGCCCGTGTGGCAGCCCAGGCAGCAGCAGCCGAACGCGCCAAGATGGAGGCGGAATTGGCCGCCCAACGCGCAGAGTTAGAGCGCCAACGTGCAGAGGCGCAGGCCCAAGCCAATCGAGCAGCCGCAGAAGCCCGTGCCCAGGCCGAAGCAGCCGCGGCCAAGGTCCGCGAAGCCACTGCATGTTGGCTGGCGTATCTGCACCACCGGCGCACAGCGGAAATCGAAACCCTGAAAGGTTGACCATGAACCCGTTTGCAGTAGCAACCCAGCAGCCCCAGCAGTCCGGGGCACTGGCACAAACAGACCAGCACCGGGCCATTGCAGAAGTGCAGGCGGCAATGATGATTGCCAAGGCTAACCCCCGTGACCCAGTGGCCGCGATGGACCGCATCCTGAACAGCTGCACCCGGCCAACGCTGGCCAATGCCGCCGTCTATCAATACAGCCGTGGCGGTTCTGACGTGGTGGGGCCAAGCATTCGACTGGCCGAGGCCATGGCCCAGCAATGGGGCAACATGCAGTTTGGCATTCGTGAAGTTGAGCAGCGCCGCACAAGCGCGGGCTCTGAATCGACAGTGCAGGCCTACGCATGGGATGTTGAAACCAACACCCGGCGCGAGGTGACATTCACAGTGCCGCATGAGCGCCACACCAAGCAAGGCAAGAAAGCCCTGACAGACCCCCGAGATGTTTACGAGCTGGTGGCCAACCAAGGCTCCCGCCGTTTGCGCGCTTGCATTCTGGCCGTCATACCCGGCGATGTGACCGAGGCGGCTGTTGCCCAGTGTGATGTGACCATGCACGCCACGGCTGACACCAGCCCCGAAGCCATCCAGAAGCTGGTGCAGGCGTTTGCTGTGTACCGGGTCAACCAACAGCAACTTGAAAAGCGGATTCAGCGACGCATGGATGCCATTCAGCCCGCGCAGGTGGTCGCACTGCGCAAGGTGTACGCCAGTCTGCGCGATGGCATGAGCAAGCCCGAGGACTGGTTCGAGGACGTTATCAGCGATGACCAAGCCTCGGTGGCCGAAAAAGCTGCTGAGAAGTTCAAGGCCCGCACTCAGCAGGCAAAGCCACCAGCGCCCGCCCAGCAGCAGCCCGCCGCAAAGTCGTTTGACGAGGTGATGGCCATGCTGTGCCATGCCAAAACCGAGGACGCGCTGTACATCGGCGGCGATTGGATCAATACCATCAACGACCCCGATCAGGCGGAGATGCTCAACAACAAATTTGACGAGCGCTTGGCAGAAATGCGAGGTGCCCATTGATCCACCACCAACACGAACAGGGGTCTCCTGAGTGGCTGGCCGCGCGAAAAGGCCTGATTACCGGCAGCATGCTCAAAGTGGCACGGGACAGGCTTAAAAACGGCAACCCATCCAAGGCGTGCCAGCAGTACGCAATGGACCTGGCCCGCGAGCGCTGTGGCGGCAAGTCTCCCGACAAGTTCCAGAGCTACCACATGCGCGTGGGCTCCGAGCAGGAGGCCTCCGCCCGCGCCGCCTATGAGGCGGCCACCGGCAACCTGGTTGAAGAGGTGGGCTTCTTCGCTGACGAGGGCGCCGAGTTTGGGTGCAGTCCAGATGGATTGATTGGCACTGACGGCACACTCGAAATCAAGTGCATGGTGTCAAGCGACACGCTATTCACAGCCGTTGTGGATGGCGACGTGAGCGAGTACATGGACCAGTGCCTGGGCTACCTGTGGATGCTGGGCCGCGAGTGGGTAGACCTTGTGCTGTGGGCACCTGATCTGGAACACATCACCATCAAGCGCATCACCAAAGCCGACTACACCGGCCACATTGAGGCGCTGGAAAAGGACTTACTGGCCTTTGCACAGACCGTGCGCCTGGCCGAATCGAAACTGCGCAAAGTTCTGAAAACATAGGGTAACCACCTAGAAAAAAGATGGCGTGCACCTTGAAACGCTACCTTTTTGGCACTAGAATTGAGCCATCGCAAACAAACAGGAGTAAACGAATGCAACTCATCCTCACAGCAACTTACACGCAAGCATACAAAAGCGTGACCATCCGCCACATGATGGACGACACGCATGAATTTGTTGTTTGCGGAGAAGTGAGCGATTCTGAGTTGTTGCAGCTTATTGACGCATGCGGGAGCGAAGTTAAAGGATGGGCAGTTAAATTAGATTGAAACTCAGCAAGCAGCATAAACCAGGGCAGAAAGGCCCGATAAACAAAGGCAAAACATGAAAGATATCTACGGCGACGGGGCCACGCTGGGCGACGATGCCA